CTTCTTTCTTCACCCAAGGAGAGAACCTCTTCTTGGATCGTAAAATATTTAGTAAAAAGTCATATTGTAACTTGGAATTTAGGTTATGATATAAGTTCATTTCATTTGCATACATGATGGCATCAAGATGACCCGACATACATCTGTTGATAATATACGCTGGATATTTCTTTTCCACATCAGGATCTTCATCAATAAGGTTCTTCTTACTGTAGTTGATACTGTTCAACCAATCTTTCAATTCAGTCATTGTTTCTCAAGATACTTGATTGCTTTTTTAAGGATACTAATATCATCATTCATTCTTGACAATGCTACATTACAACTATCACATAACCATCCACGAAACTCTCCAGTTTTATGGTTGTGATCTAAACACAATTTCTTATGCTGAGATCTATATGGTTCTAAAGGAGATTTGCCACAACAATCACATACATCTGGAACTGGTGGTGCAGTCCTTCTAAGTCTATTTCTAATCCTATCGTCTGCTGCAACACATTCTTTACAATCAATATTAATTCTTTTCTTTACAGTCCCTTCACCTCTCCATCTAAAAGATGTTACAGGAAGATCCCTGCCACACTTTCTACAAATTTTAGTAGATTCTTCTACTTCAATACCTAGAAGATCAGCAAGAGAATTCATTTTTAGATCAACGTTCAAAGATTCTCTCCTTCATTTCTGGTTTCCAGTTATCATAATAACCTGTTTTCTGTAGTTCTGCTCTTTTTTCTTCTATATCTTTTCTATTCTGCACAATCAATGCACATATACCACTATTGAGTTTTACACCTACCACTTCTTCTATGGTATCAGGATGTTCGTCATAAAAAATAAGGTCTGGAAACTGTAGATTATAATCTTTTGCTAGTATTGATAGATCTCTACAGGATGGTAGAGAATTTTCTTTGAAATAAAAAATCATTACACGATCCTTTATCAATTTTATATCTTCTTTCAGTTGATTGAAACTTACAAATTTCTTTACGATAACTTTACCTTCTACCCATGCTGCTTTTGCATAAGGGCATGGTGGTAAGTTGGCAAATGCGGGATTTGGTATGCTTAGAAGGTCTTCAATCCAAGAATCAATTGTTTGTTTCGTCACGAGGTTTGATAATAATACAGTTGTTTTTATAGTCAGGAATCATATCAAGATGAACATCATTATCCCAACATAATTCTTGATATAGCGAGTTTAGTCTCTCCATATCATCATAAAGATCATTCACTCGTTGCATCTTTTTTCAGATACTTTTTGATAACATTAATTTGATCGTCATACTTTGCCACAATATCTAATTCACATTGAATTGCTTCCATGATGTCACTATGCTCACCTATCCCTGCAGGGTTTGTAAGATAAACCTCAATATTCGCTAGATGTTTTTGAATATCACCCTGTGCATGGGCAATGAGAGCGTTGATAATAGTTTTTCGCATTAGAAATTAGTTAGTACAAGTTCTTTTCGGTTTTTTTGTGCCGAAGTATAGTCTGCGGTAGACCTCATTGTATATGTATGATCATATTCTACTGCCTTCCAGTCGTGAAATCTACGTTTGTTTAGATTTGAGGAATTATAACTAACACACATGTGATGTTTTGCTTCACAACATGCTTTTGAGAAGTTTGTATGATGAAAATACTTCTGCATGCCTCCTTTTTTACCATATAAATTAGATCCTATCTCATATGGTGGGTCAAGATAGATGAATTTGCCTTCTCCACCAAACAAAACCTCATAAGATACGTTAGTTATTTTCCAATCTCTTATAATTTCTGAGTATTCTGGCAATCTTTCTATACCTCTCATCGAAAAATTAGAATCACTTGCTTGTTTTGAGAAGGATGATGCCTCTGATAGTCCAGAAAAACTACATTTATTGATAACATAGAAGGCAATTGCCCTATTCAAATTATCTGTACTCCTATCTCCAACTTTAGCCTTACATTCTTCAAATAATTCTCTTGCTGTGTCTGGATTTGGATGTGTAGTTTTATAATTTTTCAAACTATCTGTCATCTCATCACCATTTGTCTGCAACATAGACCAAAAATTATACAATGGTTCGTATAAATCATTGACCCATATATCTAAATGAGGGAATTGCTTAGTTACCCACAATGCAACAGAACCACCTCCTAGAAATGGTTCCCTATATTCATCAAAACCAATCAAATCAGGAAAGAATTGACTAATCTTTGTTACTGCCCTGCTTTTTCCTCCTGGATATCTTAGGGGAGTTTTTAGACTTTTCTGAGTTATCATAATAACCAAGTTGTGATAATAAAATGTTCAACCATACGACCATAATGATCAGTACGAGAAGTTCAAATAAGGGTGTTGGGATCAAAGTAATCCTCCAAAGTACATTTTGGTGTCCAACTGAGCAACTTTTGTGCTCTAGAGATATCTGCAAGAGTTTCTCTTGCTTCACCTGGTCTCTCAGGAATTGTTATAGTATCATCAGATATAAATGCAGCAATCTCATTGACTGAATAATTCTTACCTGATCCTATATTCACTGTGACACCAGAAAAATTTGTCATCATTGCACAGATGTTAGCGTCAACCACATCATATACATGTGTAAAATCTCTACGTTGTTCACCATCTCCTACTATCGTAAGGGGTTCTCCACGTTTTTTCTGCTCCTCGAAGAGTCCTATGACTGGTGCATAAATCCCTTTTAGAGGTTGACGAGGACCGTAAACATTGAAGTACCTCAAGGTTATAGTCCTCAGTCCATGCAATCTGTAGTACATCTCGCATAAGGTTTCTGCTCCTACTTTACTTGCAGAGTATGGGTTGAGACAATCAGTCTTCATGTCCTCCTGTAGTGGTGGTTTATTCAATAAACCATAGGAGGATGAAGTAGATGAGTTTACAAATCTCCTTACACCTGCTTGTCTTGCACACTCTAGCATATTATATGTGCCAAAATAGTTTGTTTCTATACAATCTTTTGGTCTTTGCATAGCAAGTTGAATTCTGCTATGTGCTGCTAGGTGGAATACGCAATCAACTCCCTCAAACAAAGGGAGACAAGCATCAAAATCACGTATATCAACAACATGGTTTTCAGCATGATCTTCATACCAATTAAATGCATCATTTGCTTCTGAAGACTCATTGTCTATCACAACAACATGATTATTATTTTGTAGTAGTTTACCTACTATATGGGAACCTATAAAACCTGCTCCCCCTGTAACTAAACATTTCATAATTCTAAATCATCTAAGGTAACCATACCTGATGTATCTATACCTACATTAAAATGATGAGCATAAGCATCATCTATGTCTGCAGGGGAAATGTCTATATCACTAAGTTCCTCCATCACATCATAAGGACCGTTTAGTTTTCTTTCATACTCTCTCTCATCTAGTACCTCATTGATAAGGTCTTTCAATTCCTTCTTCAACATATCAGTAATGAGAGGTATCTTTTTCGGTTCAAAAGGAGGGATCTTAGCACGTTGTTCTTCTACTGATGTCTTCTCTTTGTAATTAGGATCAAGTGGAAGACTCATTCCTTGTGTATCAATCTTCATGATGTTTTGTCCTATTATTATGACCGTGAGCAATTCCTAGTTCATGCATTTTAGCATGTTCGTCAATTTGATCTTTGAGTTCCTTTTTACCAGGACCAAAGGTATTATATATCCCATAAATTACAAGTGCTAAGATACATAAAGCCATAAAGAATGCAAACGCTGCTCCTCCACTCAAGTTAGCATGTGGAATTATCGCATTACATTTAGTCCATGTTCCTGGTAATGTATAAACAGGTGGACAAGATAGAAAATAGTTCATTTGAATTCACATGAGCACATAATTTCAGTTAGTGCTGCTAATAGATTTATCTCATGGTCAGCAACAAAAGCAGATTGATATTGGTATTTCGCAATAATAAGAACTGCTTCTGGAATTGACTTAGGTTTAAGTGACTCGTACATAGAGTCATATACACTCCTTAGTATAGCACTAGGATCGTTATCTAGGTTCTGAACTATCCATTTCCTAACATTTTGAAACTCTTTATGTTTTAGAAACTTAATAAGTTCTTGTACTTTTACTGAAGAAAAATCTGCAAGTATAGAAACATCTATAGAACCAGATGCAGAATGTCGTTGGAGTTCATTGAGGACTCTTCTCCAGTCGGGGAAGTGTCTATTGATGAGTTCAGCAATAACTCTGTTGTCTGCTTTGACACCTTCTTGTTCGAGGATGTTGTTAATCCTTTTGAAAAAAGACGCTGCGATCTGAGGTTTGGCATTTTTTGTGATAGTAAAATCTATTACAGAACATCTAGAATGTAAAGGTTCTATGATTTTGTTTTTGTAATTACAGGTAAAGATAAATCTGCAGTTTTTGTAGAAGGTCTCAATATTCGCTCTAAGAAGGAGTTGTACGTCGGAAGTGGTATTGTCTGCTTCGTCGATGATGATGACTTTATGACCTCCCTCAGAAGTGAGAGAGACTGTAGATGCGAAATTCTTTGCTTGGTTTCTGACTGTATCGAGGAATCGTCCTTCGTCTGATCCATTGATGACATAATAGTCTGCTCCTAATTCTTCACATAAACATTTAGCAACTGTGGTCTTTCCAATACCAGGAGGACCAGACAGTAGTAAGTTAGGTATCTCACCTTGAGATAAGAATTCCCTAAAGGTCTTCTTTATACTCTCTGGTAGAATACAATCATCAATTGTCTTGGGTCTGTATTTTTCAACCCATATAAAATCACTTGCCAAAATCTCGTACCATCAGGTTTGCAGACACAGCGATTCTTTTTCCTTTTGTATGTGGGACAGAATGAAATAAAGAACCTGGCCATAGTAGTAGCATACCAGATCTAGGTTTGATTCGCAATGATTTGTATTGAATGGGAGAAGAATCTTCATCAGCATATGCATAATATGCTAGTGACCATGTAAATGGAAAGTGTGTATGCTCTACAGTATGATCTCCATCACCATACATCAATGCCCAAAAATCTTGAACATCGTACGTTATATTAGATAAGTTAGAAAAATTTTGTAGATCACTCTCTCTTACTTCATCTACTGCCTGTAATATCTTTTCAATAAATGGATCAAAATTTTTGTTTATTTGATGTGTCTTATATGAACTTCTCCATGCATGCACATTGGTAATCTCACCTTGAGGATATAGTTTCCTATGATCCTCAATAGTTTCAATTAGTTTTTCATTATCAAGATTTAGATCAACCTCATAAATTGATGTTGGTGCAAGTAAAGTTCTTTTACGTATCATCTTGACTTATTTTTTTGACTCTCCTCATAGAGATAAAATATGGATAGTGAAAACACTACCCAAAATGTAATTTCAAGTCCGTAATGATTAATCATGAGTAAACAGAATCAGGTTCTAAAGCTATAAAGTAAGTTAGTTTATAATTTGTATTATAGAACCTTGCAAGGTTTTTGGAAGAGATTGCAACAGAATAAGAACCTGGTATTAGTTTTATATTCTCAATCTTGAAGTTGAATGAAAATTCCTTATCTGTTTGTCCTACAACAAGTGCAAACTCGTTTGATGTATCGTTCTTACGATCACTTACAACAACCTTGATTGCACCCTCACCACCAACAACAGACAAGTCTGGTAGTTGTAGTATAGATGATGACTTCAATGCTTTAGCAAGTTGCTCTTCACCTAGATTGAAAGTTACATCTTCACTAGGAAGAACCATCTCTTTCTCAGGTGGTGCAACAATTACACTAGGGTCTGAGAAAAAATATTTTGATCTTTGTGATGTACCTGCTTTGATGTGAGCAAAATTAGGATTAGTAGACACATCAATATCTGGATCTCTATACAACGCTAGTGTATTGAGAAACTGTGGTAGATCATAGATTGCAAAATCCTTTGGGATATATTCTTCTATCTCTGCTTCTGCCAATACATTCTTCATGACAGATATAGTTCTTAGTTTTCTTCCTTCTTTGAATGCCAAAGACTGATTGATAGTCGTGAAGTTTTGAAGAATCTTCAACGTCTTTTCAGATAGTTCCATAGGTGGACGTAATTTCATGATAAAGTTGCCTTATCATCATGATACCACACTATCCTATATCTTGCAATAGAATCAGATTAGTCCTACCATCCCTGCTGTAATACCTATTGTCATTGTACCAAAAAATTCCACCAGACCCATATGTTCTGGTGGAACTTGTATCAATATGCTATTGAAAAACGATAGATCCAACATTAGTGTATGTGTATACTGCTACTATTAAAATAAAAATTGCTTGAGGCATGACTGAGTAGAAATACTTATAGTATTATATAGGTTTGTCAAACTCCTTGATAGACTGGAGTCATTACTCCCCCATCTTTGTCATCATCATCGTCATCACCATTGATAGCACGTAAAAATAATTCAAGAAATACAAGTGCTCCTATTGGATAGAAGCACCACAATATTGCTGTAAATGCTGAGACATTACTACTACCTGCTACGAGGTCGCTCATACTATACCAGGTATGAGTTGCCCAGTGAAACTGTAGCTAGCGAAAGCTGCGACACAGCCAACGATAGCAGCAATAC